CGTCGCGGTTGAGCTCATCCCCAAGGATGAGGACTTAAAGAAATACATGGCTGAAACATTGAAGAAGTAGGTCAAGAACATGAGTCATTGCGTGATTGCTTACAACGGTTATTTGATGCTTGCGCCTCAAGGCTTTGATTGCACTTACGTGATGCTCACTCCCTCGGAGCTAGACGACATTAAAAATGTTTCGTTTGGCTCTTTAACCATCGACTCACAACTTTACTCTGATTTGACGGCGTATCTTCTACTGTCATTTTTTGGTGGTCATGTTTTGGGTCGATTAGTAAAAACCATGGGGCGTCGATAGCCCTAAATCCTTAAATCAGTTGGAGAAATTCCTATGAAATTTCGTAACATGGCTAAAAAATTCGGTGTTGTAGTAGCAACTTCTGTCCCTGCTTCTTTCGCTTTTGCGGATGATCCTATTACCGAACAACTCAAGGGCGCGATTGCGTCCGGTCAAGCGAATTACACCATGGTGGTGATTGGTGTCATTGGTCTTGCCGCTATCGCCTTCGGCCTTGGTCGTATCCTTGGCATCTTGAAGTAATCGTTATGGTTGCTTTTGTCTCCGATGCTCTAACCGTTGTGGTGGCCGTGGCTTTTTT